TTTGATTGTTATTTCCAACATTAACCCCTGTTTTTGTATATAATAACGGAATTTACCAATATTAGATACCTACTTCTTTTAACCATTGCTTAACATCAAATGAAGGACACGCTTTTGCAACGCCTTTAAAATCTCTATGCCCTTGAATAATAGCATTTGGAAACTGCTTTTTAGCTTGTTTTATTAGATATAAAAGACTTTCTTTTTGTTTTGGTGTTCTTGTGTCCTTTGGCTTGCCTTTCTCATCTATACCACCAATATAACTAAAATGAATTGATTCAGAGTTATAACCTTTAACTCCGTTTGTTATTTGTTCGTACTTTGATAATTCGTGTATAACTCCGTTAGCATCTATAAGCCTATGATAACCCACTGACTTCCATTTTAAAACATTTTTCCAATAGTTTAAAATAGATTCTTTTGTTGCAGTTGGCTGTGAAGCGGTGCAGTGAATTACTATGTATCGAATTGCCCTCATTACTCTTTAATTTCGTTAATATCCTTTTTTAAATCTTTTGCTTTTGTCATTAAATTTTTAATAGTAAAATAAAATGATTTATTACCTAACTTTTGCGAAGTTTCATCTATTGACTTAACCTCAATATAAAGCCAAAATATAGTTACTACTTTTGAGATAAGTAAGTTAATTCCAAAGATAACATTTTTTTCAATTATATGTGTATCTATAAAAAAAGCTAAAACTATTGAACCGAAATAAAAGAAACTCTTAACTACTATATTGAAAAGTTTAGTACTTTGATAACTACGCCACCCATTTAACTTAATCGTTGTGTAAATAGCGAATAAGGTATCTAAAAGAACGGCTATACCTGTAATTAATAATAAACCTTTAATAGGAGTTAAGAAAGTAACTATCGTTAAACACATAGCTTTTAAAAAGGTTATTACATAGAATTGAAAATCTTGCTTCATAGCGACATTAATGTTAAATAATAAATATAATTCCGATTATAAAACCGCCTAAAATAGTCAATAATACATCTTTTTTTGAATAGGTAGCATTATAATGTTTTACTTGTTGTAATTCCCATTTATGACCTATATATAGAGTTATAATGATACCAATTATAAAACCTAAATATTTAGGCAAAAATAGATTAGGCAATAACGCTATTAGAATACCCCCTACAATATGTAAAAGGTTTCTATTTTTCCAATTCTTTGTTAACTCAATTAAATATTTCATATTGCAATTACATTTTTAATTCGACCTTCTGACATTGTATAACTTGTAGGGCTTCCACCAATTACATTTGTACTTCCATCTTCAAAAGTTTCTGTTATTGTTGTAATTCCTGTTAAACCTGTTTTAGAAATAACATCAGCGTTTCTTGTTACTGCACTTGCTACTGTTGGAATGTATGATGTAGCGTTTAAACCCGCTTCTAATTGTGCGCCCCATAAATAAAAACCATTTGAGCTATTACCTGTTATTGTAGCCATACCAAAAGCACCTACTGGAGTTGTAGTATTATTATTTGCTGAAAATAGTAAAGCATTTGATGTAGCCCAAGCTGTGAAAATAATAATACATCTATACCAACCATTCCCATAATCTACAATTGAAGGAACGCATAAATTTGCGCCAGCAGTATTGTATGGTGTTGAAGTAGTTCCAGTACTTAAATTAAAATTACAATTTGTATATATAGTACTACTACCAACAGACAAAACAACATTAAAACCATTATTTTTTGCAAAAACTGAATAAGAATAAGTAACACCACCTGTTAAAGAAAATCCTGTCTTACCAATCCAATGAGTAGCCAAAGTGCTATTTGGCGTAATTTTATCAGCATCAGTTAAAGAGGAAGGACTAACCATTGAATTAGCTAAAACAATTGGAGTTAAACCACTCATTTTACTCCAATAAGCATTTTCAAACTCTGAACTTCTTAAAAATAAATTCGTTCTCTGCGGTTCAACCAATATACTCGGACAACTTACGTTTGTGTAGTCAACTCTTGGAACGTTAATAGGCACATCAACTATAATACCACTTGCATTTACCTCTGTTGCCGTTGTTGCTCTTACTACTGTTAAATCTCCACTACCATCAAATGGCTTTAAAGCATATAATTTACTTGCTTTTCTACCATTTGGAGTAATAATTAAACTTGCATCTTCAAATAAACTCATAATATTGTGTTTAAAAATGTTATTAAACAGCTTTTTGATTCAAATGTTCCACCATCAGCAATTACTCTGCTTTCAAAAATATCAGCAAATAAATCCGCACCATATTTACTACCAAATATATAACTTGTACTTATCATTAGCTTAATCCACCTCCAGAGATAATAAAATTATTTGTTGAATAAGTAGAAATATTTGCCATTGTTTTAGGAGCTTGTACATCGCCATCGCTTTCAGTATTAATTACCGTTCCACTCGTTAAATATGTAGCCGTTGCACCTGTAAACGTTCTAACATTTGCCGTAAAATCAGCACGTAAACCCGAAGGAATAGTTATATTGCAAGTAGCTGTAACCCAAATTACAGCGTTATGATAAGTGTTATCTAATGTTGTATTTGCTGAAATGTTTTTATAAACTTGAACTAAAGCATTATCTACATATTGCCTTTGTGCGTATATTAGTTTGTTTGTTGGGTCAACTAATGAAATATCATTGGAACTAATAATATTAGATATATCTAATTCTAAATTACCTAATTTAATATTAGAACCAGTATCTTTATTAATTTTAATTTGGCCATCGTCTGTAAACTCTATATATGAACCTGAATTTCCAAATATTTTAATATTTTCTGTTGTTATTTCAAGTTCAATATCTCCAGTAACTGGATTTCCTACAGTTGTACCTGATAAAGGTATGAAGTCGCCCCCACCAAACTCACTAACTGCAACTTTTTTAAATCCTGTTCCATCGTCTATTAAAGCTAATTCAGTACCTACTAATGGAGTAGTTGCTGGTGTGTATGTTGATATGTCGTTTGAAAGAAATTCTGTTAATATTTCCCCATCAATATAAAAAGCTGGATATTTTAAAACCTCTAAACGCAAAAATAAAGCGTCGAAATCAGCAAAAGTTTCAGCACTTCCGCCAATATCATAAACTTCGATTTCATTTATTTTATATTTTCTTCTTTTGGCGCCGTAACTTTCAACTAACAAAAAGTCGTTATCTTCTTGCTTTGCGTAAAATTTAGTCAATATAAAATCTCCGTCGACATCGCTGTTATGCTTCCACGTTTTAGTACTTAATTTTATAATTTTTAATAGTGCCATATTATCTACCTTTGTGAGTTCTAATAATTACTAAAACAATATCGTAAATACTTATATCGCCATTTAATGGAGTTATTTCAATATTACCGCCATTAGCATTAAAAGTAGTTCCTGTAAAGTAACTTAAATCAATATCAAATCTTTGCTCAACTCCACTACCTTTTGAAAACACTAAAGTTTCTTGACTAATAATATTTAATGCACCACCTATATTAATAGATACATCAGTTAAACCATTTGCAACATTCATTTTGGCTTTAAACCTTAATGACAAAGTAAAAGCATCCCCATTATTTACACCTACTAATTTATCAGTTGTGTTATTCCAAAAAGTAGTTACACCACTTGGTAATTGAGTATTTATTTCTGTAACTGTTCCCGTTAGTAATTTACCTGTTACACCTGATAAAATTGATAAAGGAGAACCACTTGTATAAGTGCTATCTGTTATTTGTTGCCACCCTGTTAATTGTTCGTAAGGCGTTTCGTAATTTCTTACATTGCCGTAGTTTAATTGAAATCCAGTAAAGTATAATTCAATATTTGGATTTGGAGTTCCTACGCTATCCTTTTGCACTTCAAAAGCAAAATTAACTACATCACCTTCGTTTAAATAAAATGATTGTGCAAGTCGCAAATCATCTAAATTACCTAAAACTAAAGGAGTGTTTACAACATAAGTTTCAGTTAAAACAGCATTTACATATAGTTTTAATTTTAAATCAACATTATATGAAGGGTTTACGTTTAAAGCACCTTTTAACATATAATATGAAAATGTATATAATCCCTCTCTTGTTGTTGTATATTCTAAAGCATCGCCAAAATCAAAAGTTGCATCTAAACCATCCGTTACATCTTGTACAATGTAAGCTTTTAAAGCTAAAGCATCTTTTTGTATTGTCAATTCGTCTGAAATAGTTCCAGTACTTGAAGCCCCTGAAGAGTTAAAAGTAATAGTTGGGTTATCTCGTAATAAAGACTTATAACTTAATAAGTTTTGAGTATCGTCTAAATTTATATTTACTAAATCTGCCATAATTAATCTTGTGTTGAATAGTTAAAGTTTAAATATACTATTTGACCTACTCCAATTGGCGAAATACTTTGAAATTCCCCGCTTGCGTTAATAGTCAAATTTAAGTCGTTTGCGTTTACAACTTGTGTTAAGGTTGTGTTTGGATAAAACTCGGTAGCTTTAAACTCAAATACGTTAGCACCAAAACCCAATATCGAACCCGATACATTTGTTATTGTTCCTGTAACGTGAACTAAACGCCCTATTTTGGTAAAGTTTAAGTTATAATCGAAATCAGCCGAAGCCGTTGTAATAACATCGGTCGCTTGTGTTTCATTTTGTGTAGTCGGATAAACCTCATTTACTAATTGTAAAGACGCTAATCGAACTTTTGCTTGTGTTATAATCGCTGTTAATTGCGTATTAATCGCACTTATTAAATTTGTTTTTGTTGCCATATTAATTTACTAAAAATTCATTGTTATCAAATTCTGTACTATCAAACTCCCCATCTGTTATACTAAATTTCCATACTTCTTTATCAGTTATACTAATTTCTTGTATACTTGTTACTAAATTGCTATCGAATAAAAAATAATAGTTACCATTTGGTAAAATTGGCATAGTAAAATCAAAATAGTTTACATCAACATTTATCACAATTGAATTTAATAAAGTATCCGTATCATAATCGTATAATTTCAAAGTGCCACTACCAAAAGCAATGTTATAATTAAAAGCTAATTTTCCAACTAACGGAATACTTGACAAAGTGTATAAACCTAAAGGTATTAATTCTGTAAAGCCTATTTGCGGTGCAATTTGGAATGTATCTAAATAAACTTCATCCTCATCTAATTGGCATTTAAAATTAGCGTCGAAAATATTACTTTTACCCTTACGCTCATCAGCCGTTAACGTTTCTAATATTTCAGCTTTCAAGCCATTGATATAAACTAAATCACTTTCTAATGCAACCGATAAACTTTTGTAAACGTTTGTGTTTACATCCTCTAAATCAAAAGTGTATTCAAACGATTGTATAACTCGACTTTTGCGTATTTTTCCGTTTACTTCTGTATAAACTTTGCTGTCTTTTTTTTCTGCTATTGCATTAAAATAACCAAATAATCTAATGCTTTGATAAAAGTCAGCTAAAACGTAGTTAGTACCTTTGTATTCTCGATAACTTTTATAGTCAAGTCTAAAGGTGTCTTTGTCAGTTTCAGCAGTTAAAAAGAAGCCATTTGAATATAAAACTAATGTACTTGTAGTATGTGTAAATTTTAAGTATAAACGCTCAAAATAGAAATCCTGCTCAATTGGTAAAATCTCAAATGATATTTGATAAATTCCGTTGTTATCTTGAAACTCGTGTATATAAACGTTTGAAGTAATATCTTTTAAAACAGAACCGCTACAATTAATAAGTTCAACTTTGTAGCTCTCGTCAAAAGCAATTGAAGTTTTTGAGTTTGTCGTTTGTAGATACGTTTCTTGTGGGTGTAAGCAAATACCTCCATTATCGAAGTATTCACTATCAACCATCATATCACTTTTAGCTTGGTTAAAATCAGTGTTTAACCTTAAAAAACTATAATCTGCCATATCTTATATTCTTTGTCATCAAGACAATAAATCAATTGCAATCGCTAACTCATCCGCACTATCATAAACAACCCCATTTAGTCGAATTTGGTTATACTTTGTACGATTACACAAAAATACATTATTTTCATCAAAAAATTGTATAAAATCATTAAAAATATTATATCTTTTTTCTGTAAACGTTTTCGTATCATATCCGACTTCATTTATAGTGAATATTCCGCCACTAAAAACAATATCTAAAAAGTCGCTTTCATTACGTTCTTCGAGTGTTAAAGTTAATTCCTCAAACTTCCAAAGGTTATCTAATTTCTGAATATATCCTTTTAAAATTCTGCCGTTTTGGTCTTGAACTCGAATAAATCCACCTATTGAATTGTCAATATTTATATTTTGTAAATCTTCTAATAATTGCTTAACTCTATCAAATGAAGCCGTAACTGTTGTGTTAATGATATTTTGAGAAAGTATTTTTTCGTTTGTAATATCACTAATTGCTATCGGTTCGTTTTCTCCTACTATTTCGGCATCGTCAATAAATTTAGTTCTACAACTACCGTTTGCTTTAAAGTAGCTGTTTGTTATTTCTTTAGTAGGAATAAATTTTCCAGCAGTTGCCAAATAAGGATTCCAATACTTAACATTGTGTTTAATAGAATATCGTAAATTACCATAAACATCAGAGTTAAGTAAGTTTTCGCTATACGTTTTACCCTCACTTGTTCTAATTGTGTACTGAACACCCGTTAAAGGATAGTCAATTGTAAAAACTTGCTCTCCTTGTTCATCACCACCTGCCCAATTCAAGTATAATAAAGTAGGCGTTATTTGACTTACAACATAATCAACTCCATTGACTTTAATTGTGTTGCCTACTTGAAAGCCTAATAAATTCCAGCTAAAAGATTCCGTTGCTAATAATTTAAACGTGTTATCATCGTCGTTTTGTTGGAACTTTAAAACTGCAGTAAAACTTTCACGACTTGCTGGCGCTAATTCAATAACATCAAATATAAATATTGTATCATCGTCAATATCAGCACTTGTGTTGTTTGTAGCTCTTCTACGTAAATATTCAGCCAAATAATGGTCACGTGCAAAAGGTAAAGATATTTTCTTTTCGTTTTGACTTTTATTGTTTGGAACGTACCACTCACTATCTGTATGAATAGCGTCTAAAGTATTTGATTCATCGTTATCTTTTTGGTATTTCTTATAACCAAAAGTAAACTTATTAATCAAATAGCGTTCGTTCTTTTCAATACTAAATTCTTTGTCAGGATTGATAATAAAACCTCCTAAATCAATGTTAGGATAAAAATCTTTATAATGCCCTATGTAATTGTTATTTTCATTAATTTGGCTATCGGCACAAAACTCTTCTAAACTTTCTAAAGTATCGTTTAACTCTAAATAAAAAGGGTCTTGTAATTGTCTAATTAACTTACCATTAAAGCAAAAGTTATTATAAAATTGACCTCCTACATCAAATTTAGGCGCAACAACTGCATTAGCTCCAATTGCTTTATAATTTTGTTTGATAAGGTCTATATAACGTACAGCGTCAATTACTGAACTAATTGCAGTTGATGTAGCTGTTATTTTAATGTTATTTTCGTATGTTCTAATATAAGCCCCATTTCCAGTAACAAAGAAAACAGTTAAAAACTTACCATTTTCAACACTACCGTCTAAAATTGTATATAAATTATACTCAAAATCAACATCTTCTGTTTGTGGCAATGCTTCGCTATAAAGTTCTTCAAAATCACTATCATCATCATTTACTTTGCCTATTTTTAAAGTAAAAGTTGTTCCACTAAACAATTCAGTTAGTAATCTATATTTAAAATATATTTCTACTCTTATATTTGTCAATAAGTTTTGACAATCAACTAAAGCTAAATCTCTTCTTGAATTTGTGTAGTTTGATATAAAACTTAAAGTATTATCAATACCATAACTTTTAACTTGTTGAAAAGGACTAAAATAATTACCAGCTAAAAGCCAAAATGTATCAAATTGTATATTAGTACCCCATTCAGATATTTGTGTTATTGGTTTAGCCTTCATAAACAACTTTTGAGTTGTTATCGGCGTTATAACATTATCGTCTAAATCTTTAGTTACAAAGGCATCTATTTTAATTTTTTCTCTACGTTTAATTTTCGCTTGCTCTAAATTTTGAATAACTTTTAATTCAATATACGTTAAATCGTCTGTTTTAGCAGTACCAAAATCCAATTCAAATAATAAGAACTCTAAACCAAATTGTAATTTCCAATATACAACCGCCTCACTTCCTAACTCTTTGTTAATCTGTAACAACAAGTCTAAACCGCTATTTTTGTGGCGTAAAATCATCCCATTATTTAGCACACGTTCAACCGCTAATGGTTCGCCTATTTCGTCGCCAAAGTATAAAGATATTTCTTCGTTACCTTTGTAAATATCCCTACCAAACTTTTTACTATCTTGCTCAACAATGAAACTTGAAGCATCAAAGTTTATAGGCTCTAATACTTCAATTTCTTCATCGTTAATTATTAAATAATGCTTAAAATTATAATCCATTATACTTGTCTACTTGTTAGGTTTAAACGGCTGTTGATAAACTCGGTATTTCCTTTTTTAGTTAAAAACCCTTTTTTATCTATTGAAATATTAACGCCTTCTTTGTTTTTAATAACGCTTGCTAATTTACTAAATTCTTGTTTCATTTCCGCCATATCAAAAGAATTATTAACTTCTTTTTGCGGTGCAAAATTTATGTAGCTTCCTAAATCATCAATGCCGTTTTTAGATAACACTTTGTTAATGTAATCTTCGTGCGACTTGTATACTTTATCCCCTTTTGATAAGTAAGTTAATTGCGCACCTTTATTACTTCCTAACGTTTTAACGTTTCCGCTTTTGTCTGTAATAACCTCTGCGCCTTTTTCTTGTGTCCACGCCAAACCCTCTGGAGCATTTTCTGTACCTCTCCAAAATTGTGGTATTTCTTGACTTGCTACAATTCCCGCTTGTACTGCTCCGATAACACCAATTGCAATAGATAACGGAATATTTGGTAATGCTGAAACAACCGCTTGCGCTGTATTTATTAAAATATTAAACAACGCTAAACGTTTTTGCGCTTCGGCTTCTCTTCTTTGTATTGCTCTTCTTTTTTCGTCATATTGGCGTTCTATTTCTTCACGTGCTGTTGCTGAACCGCCTGCCATATCAATAGCGAAATCTCTTTGCTCTTCTAATCTTGCATATTCAGCGTCGAAATTTCTTTGACTTGCTTCTGAAATAGTGTTAAATGCTTCTTGAAAAGCCTCACTAATAACCAATGCAGTTGAAAGGGCGTCACCCTCAAATTTATCTAATCCACCAGCCATAATGTCAAGCAAACCACTAAACCCGCTTTCACTTGCAAAAGTATCTATAAAATCACTTTTAAGGTCTTTAATAGTTTGTCTTAACTTATTTCCAGCTTCCATAATTTCGTCGCCTTCTGCATCTGTTAAGAACTCGCTACCTCCTAAATCTAAAGAAATGCCATCTAACTCTTCTTTTGTCTTTTTGGCTGTTCCTGTTAGTCTTTCAAGCCATTGTTCATAAAATTGAATAGCACCAGCACCAACTTGATACTCTTCGCTTGTTGTACTTAATGTGTCGTTAAGTTCTTTTAATTGACTTATTTGTTGTTGCAACCATTTTACACTACCTACTTGGTAAATTTCAGCTTCTTTTTTTGCTTTTGTGTTTTTTTCTGTTGCTTTTGTTGATTCATTTACTACTCCTAAATATTTTGCATTTTCATTATATGTTGCAATAATAGCCTCTCTTTCATTTCTTAAAGCTAAAATTGATTGTACATAATTATTGTATTGTTCTTTTCTTGCTTTTCTTGCTAATGCTTCTTTTTGTTGTTCTGCTGATTTTTGTTTATCGGTATAAACTACTATTTCATTGCCTTGCTCAATTATTGCTTGTTGGTCTTCTAAAGATTGTTTTAATAATTCAGAATTTTTCAATCTTAACTTTAATTCATCAGTTAAGTTTTTTTGTAGCATTTCTTGAGCCGCTAAAGCAACCCCCCTTTTAATTAAGGCTTCATTTAAAGCGTTTTCTGCGTCTGCAGTATTTCCAGCTAATATTTGCTCATCTGTTAAGTTTTTTAAATATTCTGGATAACGCTCTCTTAATTCATTGATAGCGTTTTTTCTTTCAGTATATGTTAATGTTAAGTTTTTAGCGTTTTCAAATAATGTTTTACTTCTTGCTAATTCGCTTGACTGAAAACCAGCAGTAGTTTCTCTTGCTTGCTCTTCTGCTTTTTGTTTCTCTTCAATAGCTTTCTTTTCTTGCTCAATAGCTTCTTTTTTCTTTTTTGAACCAGTTATAAAATCTATAACTTCCGCACCATAAACAGTAAGTAAAGTAATTCCAACACTTAAAGCAGTGCCCAAACTAAATAAACCGCCAGCAATTAATTGTAAGGCGTTTTTACTTGGTAAACCTTGTTTTTGCAGTTCTTTTTGTTGTGCTACTGCTTGACCCATTGCATCAAAGAAAATAGGCAAGTTATTTGAAATAGCCATAAAACCAGTCTGTACTGAATAAGTAAACGCTGGCATTTCACGTGTCAACTGATTAATTGAATTGCTTAATGGATTAAAACCGCTTGCATAATTACCTACATTTCTTGTATGTTTTCCTACTGTTGCATCAACACCTTTTAAAGTAGTATTATATTTTTCTGTTACCGCTTGAAGTGTTTTTAACCTTGCCTCTTCAAAAGCAGTAAGATTGTTATAACGTTCTTTTTTTACAGCTAAATTATTATACGCTTGCTGAACTTTATTTAATTGTTGTTGTGTTTTATTGTATAGGTTTTGTGACGCTTGCAGTTTAGCTTGTTCCCTTGCCAATTTAGCATCATATTTATCAAAAGCTTGTTCTCTTTGCTTTGCAAGTTGCAATTCTTTTAATCTTGCTTGTTGTAGTTGTTTTTCGGATTGTTCTAACTTTTTAGTTGATTGTGCAACCGCATCGGTTTTGGTTTTAATATCCGTTAAAGACTTTTGAAACTCCGAAGGAACAACACTAATTTTTTTATTGTAAGCATCAACGGCACTTGCACCCTCTTTAAGAAGTTCAATGTTTTTGTCAATAGTAGTGTTTAAGTTTTTGTAAACTACTTCTAAATCAACTATATTATCTTTTACGTTCGCCATTTTCTGCTCTTTTTTTACTTATATCTTGTGCTAAATTTATGTAACCTATCCATTTTAAAACATTTACTTTACTTGTATCAATTGCGTGTCCTAAAACTTGCTCAACGTCTACAACTTGTTTTTCAAATGTGTATGTTTTTTGCTCAAATTCTTTGTCATTTTCTCCAAATTTACGCTTGTAAGTCGTTTCATTTGATACTATTAACTTCTGAATTATCGCTATATTTTCGTCAATTGTGTTGAATTTATCAAACTTTATGTACTTTGATATGATTTTAACACAATCATAAACTTCATTTTCTTTTTTAATTGGGTCTTTTAAGACTGAATAATTTCTTTTAATAGACGCTAAAGTATTTATGCAGTCCGATAAAATCATTATCTTCGCTGATAGCTGAATCTTTTCTTGTGTTTCTTTTAAGTTATTTTTAGCGTATGAATTATCTAACTTTACAAAATAATCGTCGTATAACTCTATAAATTTGCTGTTTAAAGCAATGTTTTCCGCTTTGCTATACTTTGTGTTAACATCGTAATCTTTGTGCAGTAAATAGATGTTTTGAGTGTTTAAAATCTCATTCCAAAGTTCAATATTAATCTGGCTTAAATTCTGAAATATGGAAATATTCACTCGGCTTTTCTTTGTCGAAAATAGCCTTAAAATATTCTTTTCTCGTAATTTTCCAAACATTTGATTTATCTTTTCGATATACGTAATATTCTGTTCCGTTAGTGTCATAATTTTGTTTTTTTCTTTTTACTATTGCGTTGAAAGAACTATCAAATGCTTTACCGCACGTTATACAATTACTCATATTAAGTATACATTATCTAAATAGTTTTCTAAAGCGGTGTAATAAAGCATATCAATCAACTCATCTAATTGTTGAGCGTCTAAATTAAATTGCTCTATTCCGTATTTATCAGCTATTCTTTTAAATTTATAATCAGTTGAAAATATTTCGTACTGCTTATCCCCTTTTTTTCTTATTGTTAATCCTTGACCTAAAGCACCCGTTAAAGTTAAATCGACTGTACCGCCAGCGTTTGGATTTGAATATACTTTAAACGCTTGATAGTCTGAATTTTGATATTGTCCTATAATTCCATCGTTTACATCCTTACCAAATGACCATCGTCTACGAATACCCTCTACAATATTTTCGCTATTGAATATTATAAGAGTTCCCAACACTTGCGGAATCATCTGCTTTTCTCTTTGCGCTCTTTGTAGTAACTTTTGATATTCCATTTTGTTTAAGTGCTGAAATTATTTCTTTGTCTGTTAACTTTGGGTTCATTCTTTTCAATAAATCAAACCTATCTTCAAAACTCCAAACTAAACTCTCATTAAAATCTGTATTTAATATTTTCATATCTATTTGTTTTTACTAAAAACCCCCTCAAAGATAGAGAGGGTTTAAAGAATTATGAACTAAACTAAAACTAAACTGTTACCGTTTCAGTTGCTGTGTTTGATTTGTAATATTTCAACTCTGAATCAGCTACAACACCATTTAAAGAAACTTCTACTATATCACCAGTTGCGAAAGCTGGTATAGTTAAACTTGCTACATTTCCAGTAATTGTTACAGTTGAAATTGTTACACTTGTACCATTAACTAATACTTTCCAATCTCCTACAGTATCAAATAAAGAAGTATAATAAATAGAACTATTGTAACCATCTACTAAAGATACATCAATATCAGTATCTAAATTAACTAAAGTATTAGTAATATCTACTTGCGTTTGAATAACTCCATCAATCTCTAAAGCATTGAATCCGATTTCTTCATAAGGGAAAAACACCCAACGAGTGTTAAACTCTTCTGCTGATACTAATTGTAAAGTAGCTTTTGAAAATTCAGTTTCAGCACTTACTTTAAATTTATAAGAATCAACATCTAACATTCCAGCGTTAAATCCTTTTAAAGATGTTTTTGAAGTGTTGTAAGCCATCAAAATACCTTTAGAGAAATAGAACATTGCATCCCATCTGTTTTGACCTTTCAAAGAATATAATGCTTTATGGAATCCTAAACCTTTTTTAAATGTAAAGTTATACATAGGTTTTCCAGCTCTAACAGACTCCATAAGTCCAATACTTGAAGTAGAACGCTCACTTTCTGGAGTTGTATCTTCAAAAGCATAAGAGTTAATTACTTGATGAAGATATCCATCTGTAATTAAAGCTCTAAAAGCCGTTTCATCAAATGAATCTGTTGCAATTGACAAAGTAGTACCTTTCTTTAAAAGTCCTAAACCTTGTAAATCGCCTAAATCAGTAATTGGACATTCTCCAATTCCTGTTCCTAAAATATCTTCGGAGCATTGCCCGAAAGCGTTTATTTTTATCATTTTTTTTAATTATTATTAATTATACATTTTGGAGTAATCTCCATACTTAATCGCAAAATCTTTGCATCTACCAATACTATACCGATAGATTTTGTTTGTTTAGCTGTTGTAGTAGCAAAATCATTTGAAGTTAACAAAGGGTTGTTTGTTTCAACTCCGAAGTTTGGCTCATCCTTATAAGGAATAGGCTTGCCACTATTTAACAAAGTAACGTATTTATGTTCAGTTAAAGTTTTATTAACCAATTCATAAAGCGGTTCAAGATACTTTAAATACGTTAATTCGTATCGTGTTGTGTTTAAAATCTCACTTTTAGTTCCCTGAAACAATATCAATTGACTATCAACTTTTAATTTACCACTTCCTAAAGGAGTTGGTGCATTAATTACATACCATATTAAAGGATATTTTTGCGACTTCATTTTAGTAGCTACCCAATAATTAAATTCTTTTTGGTCTCCGAAATGAAATTGTACAGAAATTTCTTGACTATCAACTAAAATAGTTTTGTCTTTGAATATTTCTTTTAATGCCATTCCGATAATCATATTCCTAAAGAGTTTTTATAGTTTATAATATTTGCTTTAAAGTATGGATAATCTTCTTTATTATCTTGCAAAAATTGTAAGTAAGAAACATATCCGTTATCCTTATGCTGATAATAATCAACAAATAAAACGTTATCATAATAATTTACAATTCCGTTAGTGCAATTAGCACCTTGATACATTTCTACAAACTCATTCCATACAGTTACTAAATGGTCTGTTGGGTTTACTACAACTCCATTCTTTGGGTCGATTGCTATCTGTCCTAAAATTGAATTAGTAGTGTTTTGATAATGGTTAACATAGGTATAATGTGCTAATAAAGAAACTTTATATAGTCCTAATTCATACTTTAAGCCTTGCCAAACGCAATCAATACCATCTTTAGTATAAGTACAACCGTTTACTAAATTAAGCCACTTTTGAGGAGCTGTAATTTCAAGCTCCCCATCTGTGACATAACTATCAAAATCACTAAACAAAACGTTTCCTAAAGTCATTTGTAAAAATTGACGAACATATCTATCAATTGACATATCTAATTCAATAGACGCATCGCTTGTTGGCTCTTCCGTGTTTGGCACGTGAAGATTTCTTATAAAATATGTTTTGTCAATTAAATACATTATTTACTTTCTTTAGGTTGTTTTACTTTTTTACTCAATTTTGCTTTAACAGCATCCGCTTCTAACTTGAATACACGTACTTTTTTTCCGTTTACTTCAATTTCAACTGTGTTGTCTTTAAAATATCCCATATTTATAAAAATTAAACTGTTTCTAACGCTGCTTTAGCAGTTGTAAAATCACCTGTAACAATTGCTCCATAGTGGTTAGTTGGAATATAACCAAAGAATCTTGCTTCACCTCTGAATGAAACGAAGTTTTTCTGCCAATCTCCATCTTTGTAACCCATATCAATTGTTATATTTTCTCTCATTTTTCCTTTGTAACGTGTTAAATCACCTACAATGAAATCACCAGCAGTTACATAGTTGCTTACCACAACTCTAACTCCTTTGATAATTGTGTTATCAGAAGAGCTAAATGGAGGCAATAAATAGTGTCCGTCAGTTCCTTTGTCTAAATCCATTTGCGCAGCATCTGAAGGATTTAATAAGATAGCATTTGGATAGAAGTTATTTAGATTAACTTGTTTAATAGCAGCTCTTAATACATCGTACTCATTTGCTTCATTTACCGTTCCAGCTAAAGAACCAGCAGCGAATGGAGTTGCGTTGTCTAAAATACCTGAAATGTTATCACCTGTGCCATCACCAGCTAACCATTGTTGCTCCATTACATCCATAATTTGCTCACGAATTTCAGCAATAACGTCTTGTGTCATTCCGTCAATATCGTCTAACATTTCTTTTGAAATAGTAACGATAAATGCAACTTTTTTAGGATTAGCAGTTTTTTCTACTAAATTGTAATCACCAACTGGTTTTAAAGCGCCTTCTGCAGTCATTGTTGGAGCGCCCTCATAACCTGTTTTGTCAATCCAATAGAATGTACGAGCGTTTGTAGTTCCTAATGAAATCAAATCACCTAAAAATGGTCTGTTTCTTTCTAC